CATAGTTTCGATATTATACTCAAGATCAATCTTCTGCCCAACACCAGTAGAACTACGAGATTTCATACACTGAATCTGATACTTGCCGCGTTCACGCATACTACGACTTGTGAAGATACCAAACACGTTATCTGCTGTATTAATCTTTGAAATACCACCTGCAATGTGACTGTGGTCAAATTCAATTTCATCAACTGCTGTACGATTCAACTGTGACGCTGTAACTAGCAATACACCTAGTTCTTTTGCTAAGTTACGCAATTCTTCTGCTACGTACTTGTCTTTAATAAACTGATCGTTAGGACTTACTTTAATTGATACCGGCATCACTAAGTCAAGATAGTCAACCATTACAAAGTCAACTTTGATACCTGTTTGAATTTGTACTTCTTTTAAGTAACTACGAATGTCGTTAACGTTACTTTGTGCAGGCATACCCTTAACACGATATTGTCCTGACTTCTTGCCTGTAATTTTAACCTTTAACGCAGTGTCATCAATAGCTTTACGAATCTCTTTAGTACTCATGCTAGTCAACATAGCATCAGTACGCAAAGATGTTAGTTCTTCTGAAAGTTCAAGTGAGATATAGACTCCACTCATACCCTGTTGTAGCCAGTTCAATGCCATATTCATCATAACTAATGACTTACCTGAACCCGAGCCACCTGCAAAGATATTTAATTCACCACGACTAAAACCACCATAGAGTAACTTGTCCATCTGTGGCCAGCCTGTGCTGACTTGACCACCTGCATTGAAGTATTTGTTAATACGTGCAGCCGGGTCAGCAAAGTAATCTGTACCCATGTCACGTTGTAGACTGATTTGTACCGCGTCTTTGATTAGTTTTTCAACAGGATCAAAATCACCCTTCTCAAGCAAATCAGCCGCAGTTAGAATCGCACGTTCTAGTTCTTGTCTACGTGTAAATCCTTCAAACTCATCCAAAAACCATTCATAGTGACCTTCTGTCAATTCAGGGATAGGTTCTAACTTAACGCCTGTCGTGGCTTCAAGCATCTGTGTGTCAGGGATTGTGCTATACTTCTCAGTGCTTTCTTTGAATGCTTCTACCACAGACCGCAATGACTTGTCAAAGTTTGCTGGATTAATGATGTTTGCTACACGGGTGTATAGTTCAGCATTGGTCAACATCATTCGTATAAAATATTTTTGTACTTCTACCGTATATTCTATTTGCTTCTTAGAATCCTTTTTGTTTGCCAATTTTCTTCCTTTGTATTTCTAGTTTTATTTTACTATTAGTCGCACTTTGTAAGATACTTAGTAGCGTCGGTAGTCTACCATACTTTTTGATAGCATCATTAACGTCCTTGATACCAGCTTCCCAATCAGGTAAGCTTACTTGATATCCCAATTCTAGTGCCTTATCACATAATTTTAAACCAGTCGCATCACGATCCGGTACTACAATTATTTGTCTGTTCAGGGTGCTCAACAATATTGCTTGTTCTGGGCTAATATCATCATGCATTAATGCAACACCGTCTACACTTAATGCATCAAATATTCCTTCAGTAACTAAACACACACTCCAGTCTTCTCTTTGTGCATCTATGTTAAACACATACCCTTGCTGTTGTACGTTGATATACTTTGGTAGTTTGTCATCTAAGAATCTACTAGTATAACCTACTATATCACCTTTAAAATAGTAAGGGATAATGATTCTATGTTCTCTCCTAGAGACAGGATTACCTGTACCAATCGGCGTAACTTTAAAGGGATAGCTGTTATAATGAATACCCCTACGTTCTAGATATTCAATATATCTAAAATGTCTAGCATCATCTAAATTTAAATCTTCACAGTCATCAGGTAATTGTTTAATTTCAAAATTAACATTCACTCGTACTGCAGGCTTTGTAAAATCTAAAAAGTCTTTTTGTTGTAGACTTTCTAAGTTCCAACGTAGTATGTCTTTTTCGTCAATGCCACACCAGCTTAGTAACTGACGTACTTTATATCCAATAGATTTACCTAACGTGAAACCACACTTGAAGTTACAGTTGAAGCAATGATAAGACCAGTTGTTGCCGTCTATGTGTATGCCACCTCGCATTCTAGCATCAGGGCGATGTCCTTGATGATGGCAACAAATTCCGTTAAAAGATACCCAACCACCGTGGGTTCTTCGTTTCTTACCGGGAATTATAGAGAGAATATCAAACATGCTTGACAATTATAGCATGTTCTGTTGAGATAATCAACAATTCAGGATAATTATCTTGCCAATATATTAGTGACTATACCTGCATTACTTACAAACTGCATTCTGATATATGGATGATATCCTCTAACCACATAGCCCTTTGTTTCAGTAACATTTGCCAAATCTACATCAGCGATGATCGGATACCAATCTCCATTAACAATCGTAGAACCTTCAATGATTACGTTTCCGTAATAGTCAGTATATTCTGCTTGTAGAGATATTATGGGATTGTCGTTTGTTGAGACTACACTAGTGTAATAGGTGTAACCTGCATTAGAGTTTGGTGCAAGCTCTGATATATTAGGGAATGCTTGACCAGACGGTATAGATACACTCTCGGATGGAAGGAATGACGGTAAGACAGAATTAACAATATTAATATCACCTCTTGCTCCAGCATTCTGATCTACAAATACCGGAAAGTCAAATTCACCCACTGGAATTTCTAAAGAGTAATAACACTTTTGAGGATCAATGTCTTCAAGTTCTGCAGGCCCTAAAATAAGTGCAGAAATGCCAGTTGCTGGCAGTTGCAATGTTAGTGCTTTTCTAATTAACACTTCACCGCCTGTATAGTTAATAATTCTGCATGTGATTTCTTTTCCTGTGATATCCACAGGTTTTTGTTCTTGATTCAAGAACTGGAATTGAATCATATTATCAACCCCTTTGTGTAGGGTTAGTGGTTTAGCGTAGACTGGCATATATCTCCTTGGTGAATACCCGGATAGTAGCACAACAATTTGGCGCTGAGTATAGATAAAAACTGAAGTTGCATACATAGATTGGTTCTCAATCTTGTATTTAGTCTATTAACTATTAATTTATTTAAGTGGGACAGGGGGATAAATAAACGGGTAACTTTACACAATGATACAAAACGAATTTTTCAAAAAACTAAGCGAAACACACCCTTTCATAACAGTCTGCTCCTATGCTAATCAGGATTACGTTGGGATTGTACAAAACAGGGATGATGTAGTCACTACTATCTACGATTATGGTGCCATTGTGGATTCTGTAATTAAAGAAAAATTCTTAGAATTAGGGGAAGTTTGGTGGTGGGAATCAAACAGATTGATTCCTATTAACTTGTTTCTAAAGAATGACTGGGCTATGTTCAGACCCTATATCAGAACATTCAATAACAAAAGTCTAGTTATCATGCACGGCCCCACATGCAGTATGAATGAGTTAAGTAAACGCAGGTCCAAACGCAGAAGTATCACTCTGGTCAAGCGACTTGACTAACAAATTTATATGAACCACGACTAATTGTGCGTAAGCAATAGCGTGACTCTTTTTAAAGCTATAGCCATCAGCTTCCTTATCCCAGATGGTCTTATTTACTTCTTTCCATGATTTACCAATCATATGTTTCTTAGCAGGACGAATCAATGCTAAAAACATAGCAAGTCTAGGAATACTATTCACTGGTTCAGGCATCTTACGTAACGACTGATAATGATTACCCAGGTGAATTAGTCTCTCAACAAACGTTTTATCACTTAATTTAGACCAATCAGGTTCAACCATCATCTCGGTCAAATGTTCTTCACTATTAATTTGCTCATACACGTGAACGTTCAACAAATCTAACTTAAAGTATCCCCTCTTTTCAGCCTCAGTATAATCAATAGCAGCCATGTCATGTATTGGATCATATGGAACATCTGTAATGTATATGCCGGTGTTGTGTCTACGTATCGGTTTAACGTTACGCATTGCCGCAGGCGTATGTTTGATTAGAGACAATAGTTTATCTCTGTCACCAAAGTCAATGTCAATGTCTGAATCTATTCTCATTTTGGTGGTGCTACTAGTTCTGCTTTAATTAATTTAGTA